TTAGAAATTGTAATTGATTGAGAATCCTAAATACATATCAAACTTTCTGTTAAAAGCTCCATAGCCAAATCCAACAGAAGGCGAGATATTCCATTTCTTTGTTTTGTATATTATTTTATTGATGTATTGAATTTGATTTTTATTAAAAATTGAAATAGAATCCAATGAAGCCTTGTAACCACTAATAACAGCTCTATAATTGCTATCCTGATATACTTTGGTTTCGATTGGTAGATTGACAGGAACAGGAATGGAATCGATACTATATAAGGTATCTCTCACAATTCTGTCTACATACCTAATAACTTGTTGAGGCTTGATAATGGTGATGGTATCTCGTTTGATAATGGTGATGGTATCTATCTGTACAGTATCTTCTTCTATCTTGTAATGAGAACAATAACGAAAACAAGCAATGATAATAAGTACTATAATTAATAAATTAACTTTGTCTTTCATAATTCTTTTCTAGGTATGTTTTTATTTTTAATTTTGTGGTGAATCAAAAATGATACTATAAATGAAAACATATATAATTGAGTACTTCTACGACTTTAATCCTGAAGAGATTGAAACTTGTTATTTTACATCTGACAAGAATGTGAAAGGTGGAATTATTAAATCAGAAGAAATACATTCAATACATATCACGTGGCAGTCTGAACTTGGATATATAATAACTGATAATTCAACAGAACTGTATTTAAGACATCGTGATGGTAATCCATATCAGATACATTATAAGATATTAAAACAGATAGATGTTAAGTTTGATAAGTCTAAAATTCTATCAAACGACTTAATTAGCTATTTAGATTTAATAGAATTAGGTTCTACATTGGTAGAACGGAATCCGACCACCAAAGAGATACAAATGTATAAGTCTCTGATAAGTAGCTATGATATAAATTTAATATGTGATTATTTTGTCTCAAGGATTAAACTTGATTTCTATCAACATATTTGGATTAAAGAACCACTAGAATATCTATATAATATAGTAGATACTATTTTTAAGACATTGACCTATGAGAATATAAAGAGATTCGATAAATTAGATTTTGATTTAGATTATTATTCAGGAAAAGATGATAATAGAATAAAGGTCTATGAATTAATCATTAAGTCCATCAAAAGGTTAAGTCAAGTAATATCCGAAGTAACTACCATATTCAGGTTTCATTATGATTATTCTCCTTATGTCAGTCTAAACTATTATTTGAAACGGGTACAGGAACTTTTATATACAGAAATAGGGCTACTACCAGTAGAAGATGTACAGAAGAAGATAGAACTAGATAACGAACTAGTAAGACAGCGTAATATATTGGCAGAATTGGCAGACTATAATAATATAGATAGACTATCCAATATATTATATAATGTAGATGTATTGTATAATTTTAAAGAATTGAAGAAGTTAGATAGATGTTGTATTGCCCTGTTACTTATTGAGCATTGCCCGTTATTCAAAAACAATGCCACCAAACCATTCAATAAATTTCGAAAACTGATATGTGAGTATTATGGTACTTCTGATGTGAGCTTTAAAGAGAATGATTGTAAGGACAGAATAGAAGAAGTATATAATCAGCAGAAAGGATTTTGGCGGTATGACACAAAGAAAAATCCCCGAAAACAGCATTATTTGAAACGATAATTCTCCCAAAAATCCCCTGAAAAATCCCCTACGTGCTTGCAACTATCTAAAATATAGGTAGTTGCATTTTTTTTGAATTTCTGCTAATTCGCTCGTTAGGCAATAGCGGTATCTTTGCAACAGAGAAAGTAAATAACTCGATTATTAATCATTAAAATAAAAATATTATTATGAAGTTCTTAAACGAAAAATTGAACAGTGCAAAGTATGAAGCAATCCAAAGGGCAAAAACAACTTTCAAATATCTGAAAGAGGTAAGAAATAACAAGCTCATTCAGGCTATTAAAGAAGGTAAGTCTAATGAACAACTGAAACAGATTGGTATTGATGCGATAGTTGATGAGATTAAATTTACTATTATGTCAAAAGGTTACGAAAAGAAACTTGAAAATTTCGATGTTGACTTATTCATATTTAAAAATTTCAAGAGGTCTTTATTTAGTGTTAGTTCAAGTGACCTAAAAATAATAAGAGCAGCCGTGAAATCATTTAATAATGTAAGTAGAGTAAGGCTTGATGAATTTAATTTCATTAGTGTGGAGTATGTTGAATCACCAGTAGTGCCTGTTGTTGAAGAGCCAGTGACGGAAACAGTATCAGTTGGACCTGTGACACCAGTAGCAGAAGAGCCAGTAGCAGAAGAACCTGTATCCGAAAAACAGGAAGAAGCTATTCCTAGTGCTATTAAGGCTCTGCCTGTACCCATTTCAAATAGAGTGACAAATGATGATATAGAAGAAGTAGAATATGAAGAAGTTTCGAATACAGAACGTAAACCTTCTGATTATATCAGGCAGCAATCAATACTAATTCCTAATACTTTCAGGTGGGGCAGGCTTTTTTAGGGGGGACTATTTTTTCAGGGGTATCTTTTTTAATAGAGGGGTATGTTTTTTCTAGCTAGAAAATAATTTGATATGTAGTTTTTAATCTTGATTCTTAATATGAGTACTCATATTTACTACTAGTAGTCTGATGAAGATAACTGGTATATCTTGAATCCCCTTCCAATAATCAATAATCAGATGGCATTAAATAACAGATAGGATAACAATATCAATATAGATACTTGAAAGATACTTTAATAACACCATCAAATCTCAACTACACGACATACACACACAGACTACCACAATCCAATCACCATCATAAAATTGAAGCAGAATAGATATTCAATTGATTCTCTAATTAGTAGGATGTGTGCTTGTATATCCTGTTTTGGGAACGACTACACCTATATTGATATATCAATATTATAAACCTGAATGAAACCTGAATATCACGATAGCTATCTCAAAAAACATTGATTGGAATTATCATCACCTGATATTCCAAGCCATCATTATATCAACTACTATTCATCATATTATAAATCAATCAGACATTCAATTAGATTGATAAATCCCTATTTACCAATATGGTAGATAACATATCGCTTATTACTATCAACTAATATCCAATCGCCATCAACCACAATCTAAATTTGTTTTGAATCAGATAAAAAATGAATTGAGAATCAATCAAATTAAAAAAAAGAAAAACGAGAAATGAAATAAAAATAGAACTAAGAAAAAATTAAAATAAAATTTGAAATCCCAAATCCAAGTTAAGAGAAAAAATGAAAAACAAAAATTTTCAAATCGATTAATTTTACCGTTTAATTTGAGTTAAAAACAGTTAATGATAAAATTTCGATGAAAAGGGAGATTTTTGTAGGTAGTAAAAATAAATTCAATGAAAAGTAGATTGATGTATTAAAATTGAAAAGAGAAATTAATAGAAAATCGTTTTAACACGTTTAACATCTAACTTTGTGGCACACAAACGGGTTAAAAGCCCTTGTTTAATTGATGTAAATAATTTTTTAAAATTTATATGATTATGAAAAAGATAGATGAAAAGAAGACCTTAAAGTATGCAGTAGCATTTCACTTTTGTACATCTGGTAAAATTAATTTCTTAATAGGTAAGAAAATGTATCAACACATTAATACGGTGTACGACAAAAGGGAAGATGGCAGAGGATTTAATACTATTGAAGTGGTATATAATTATAGGTTAATGAAATACGAAGCGTTAAACGTGGATAGTGAAATAGGAAACAAAGAAATAATAATTTTATAAACTTATGGAAAAGGAATTTTTGATTTTACAAGTTGATGAACGTATAAGACTAACAAAAGAACTTGTACGAGATTTACAGAAAGCTATCGAAGTAGTAAATAGCTTTAATAATAAGGTGTATAACAAAAGATTAGTTTCTGCTATTCAGGCAGCAATTAAAAATGATATATATCAAGATTCATACTATAAAAATAGATTGGTGTTAAGTCAAAAAAGGGGAAACGAACTAATATATAAAGAACGTAGTCACTACCTCAAAAGACGTGATGTATATCTTTTTATTGATTTGTTGGATAATAGGATTAATTCAGAAAAAACAACTACCAATATTCAGGACTCAATTAATAAGGAATTAAAAAATATTGAGGAACTGAAAGAAAGTATCTTGCTTTTTGACAAAGAGAAACAGGAACGGGAACACATTAAACAGTTAGCAGAAGCCTATGAAAAGAAGTACACGAAATATATCAAAGGCAAGTTTGATTTTACAAATTATAAATATGAAATATAATTATTAATCAATTAAAATTTACAGATATGAAAACTTTAGATTTATTTGCAAGCAACAACGAAGTACAAGTAATTGAAAACAATGAAATTACAGTTGAAAACATTCTTTTGTCAGAAGCCGACGAAAACCAGTTATTGAATGCTATTTCGGATAATAATGTATATTTTGAGCCTTTTACAGAGGTTGAAAAAACAAAGGGTATCACATTAGCACAATTAAAAGAAAGTGCCGACATCGTAGACATAAAAGGCGATTTATCCAACGAAATAAACGCCTACCAACTAATCAACCAAGTAACAAGTATTTGTAATGAGTTCGGATTAACCTACGAAATAAAAGACCTATTTGTAGCTGATAATAAGAATAAGGCTTTAGGCAACGGTATTTCGATTAATAAACAGTTGTGCGAAGCCTACCAAACAGAGAATCAAACCACTAATATACCGTTTAAGGCTGTTACTTTCAATCGTGTATTTGCTAATATCAATCTAACAGATTTAAGTAATAGTACACACGTTGCTAATATCGTAGTGGCAAGTAACCAAAAAGGGCTGCAAGTGGCTATCGGTGCACACTGCTACGCTTGCCGTAACCAAACAATATTAGGAGCTAAGAATATGGCAAGCACCTACGGAACAAACGACAAAATAAAGAATATAAGCGACTTTATAGAACGTGTTCGCCAAATGATTAAGGACTATTCATTTGATAGAGATGTTAATATCTTGAATAAGATGAAGCAAATAAGAATCGATTCAAATACTATTTACCAAATGATAGGCGAATTAACTTCGATTAGGTGCGCTTTTGATTCCAAGATAAAGAGTATCAAAGGATTAATAAGTAGTGACGTTTACCCGCTCAATCAATCACAAATTTGTAAGTTCACCGAATCGTTACTACTGACATTCAAGACAAAAGGCGTGTTATCCTTGTTTGATGTTTATCAGTCGGCAACGGCTCTTTATAAAGTCGCTTCGATGGACTTGCCAAACGTCTTACCACAAAACAATGCTTTTGCTAACTACCTGAATAATAGATATGATTTAGAAATGTAAGTACTTTATTTAATCCTGTTTGTAGGGGCTGACTATTAACTTAGTCAGTCCTTTTTTTGTATCTATATATCTAATAACAAAATACTTTCCGTCTATCTTTTCATCACCTACCATCAATATTTAACGACCTGTTTTAAGACGATATAAGCCACTCTAACACGTTGGTAGTATATCCCTATTACTAATAGATTGATAATCCAATACAGAGCAAATAACCAACCAATAACAACCAATAAAATAATGACATAACATATTGATAATCAGTCAAATATAAATGATTGGTTAAATTTTTTAAATGTTAATTCGTAGGCGGGGTAATGTTTTTTAACAAGTAGTACCCCCTGCCAAACCCACCCTTCACTCCTCCGTTCAACAGAGCCATTTTTTGAGTTTTTTGTCTCGGACGGACGTACGAGATGGAAAAAGGAACGTGCGTACACACGTGTACATTATCAATTTTTGTATTAGATACATAATTACAAAAAGATAATAATGAAGACGATACATAAGAATAACGACCTAGTTTTCAACCTTGAATTGTATGATTCTGATAATCAATTAATTAATGTTGATGATTTGAAAGATGTTGATATTGAGCTATTTACATTAACTACAAAGGACGAGAACTATATCAAACTAGATAAACAGGACATAACAGATAACACAATAAAGGTGGACAATTCCCAACTTCAAAAATTGGAAGAAGGAATCTTGTACATAGTTGTGCATCTTGTATTTTATGATGGCAGCTTTCCCAATGGCTCATACGATTACACACAGAAATTAGAAACAAATTACTATATTCAATGAAAATAAAACTAAATGATAAAGACATAAAGATAAAAATTCGGTTAGCTAATGTTTTGGTTAATAGTGAGTTCGACATAATGGGGTATGATGGTAGTGAAGAACCTATTAATAGCTATCTCAATTATTCAAAAGATATTGTTAAGAACTGGGATTCCAGTCAGGTGCTGATGAACCGATTCAGGAATGATAAGGATTTGATATTTATGCCAAAGGTTGATACTAGTAAGGCTAATAATATGCAATCTATGTTTTCAAACTGTACTAACCTGATGCAAGTTCCATTATTGAATACAGCTAATGTGATGCACTTTGATGATATGTTCTATAACTGTACTAGTCTGACTACCATTCCTCAATTCAATACAGCTAATCTATATAGTGCTAATCTGATGTTTGGTGGATGCTCCAAGTTGGTAAAAATACCATTGCTTGACTTCACTAAAGCAGAACAATTACGAAGTATGTTGCTAGCTTGTAGCGAGTTAGTGGAACTTGGTGGCTTTACTAATTTAGCAGTCAATTTAGATTTGTCTTCATCACGTAAGCTAACAGCAGATTCCATAATGAACGTGATTAACCAAGCAGCCGATTTATCTGAAATAGGTAGCGCAACCCTTACGTTGGGAACTACTAACATTGCTAAATTAACCGAAGAACAAATAGCTATTGCTAGTGCGAAAGGCTGGACTTTAGCCTAAATAACGAATAAAAATAAATACCAATGAAAGAATTAATATTAAATGAAAATAACGGCAAATTTGAATCAATCATTAATTTAAAATCGGAGAAGATAATGATTCAAATTGAAGGAGCAACAGAAATAACTTTGTATGCAAGCGTTGATGGTGAAACTTGGATTGAGCACACATCAAATATCGATATAGCTGATACTGACATCATCAATATAGTAAACGCTAAATTTATGATGTATCTTAAAATTGAATCCTCAAATAACGTTACCATTAAAATTTTAGACTAATGATAAATATAGATTTTCAAGATATAAGTATAATGGGAGTTGCTGATAGTGGTAGTGGCGGTGGCGGAACTGATTTATCCAATTACTATACTAAATCAGAAACAGATAACAAGCTAAATACAAAAGTAGATAAAGTAACAGGAAAAGGGCTATCTACCAATGACTACACTACTGTTGAAAAGAACAAGCTAGCAACTCTATCGAATTACGATGATACGGCAATAAAACAACAAATAACCGACATTGAGACTTCAATAGGTGACATCAATACAGTGTTGGATTCTATTAATGGAGAGATAGTCTAATGAACACAATAACAGATAAATTAAATAAGTTACTCGAAACAAAAGAAGCCATCAAGACAGCAATTAAAGCGAAGAATGTTGCTGTTGCTGATTCTGACCCTTTTTCTTCATATTCTTCAAAGATTAATGAGATAGAACAAGGTGGTGGAACAGGTGAAAGTGGTTTGGATTGGTCGGAACTTGGTTATTCAGAGCAACCCCAATCTTTTACCAATGCTTTTGATTACGCAAAACAGATTTATGATAACTGGAATATGAGTGACACTATCAATTACTTCGGGGATGGAAATTTGGTGTACTTCCCTATGGTAGATACAGTATTTGTAACAAGCCTTGATAACTCATTTGGTTATTGTTCTGCTTTACAAGAGCTACCACTACTTAATACAAGTAATGTAAATTCAATGACTGCTGCATTTATGAATTGCTCGTCTTTAAAGAGTATTCCATTATTAGACACAAGTAATGTAACTAATTTCAATCAGGCATTCGCCTATTGTAAAAATTTGCAAGAAATTCCTGAATTGAATACTTCAAATGCAACACAAACTTATGCGATGTTTAGTGATTGTACGGCTTTAGCAAGAATACCATTACTCGATACATCTAAGGTTGAGAATATGAGTAATATGTTTAGCAACTGTTATGCCCTAGAAACGATTCCTGAACTGAATACTTCAAATGCAGTTTCTGTGGAATCGATGTTTAGTATGTGTCCTAAGATTGATAATCTTCCGCTTTTAGATTTCACCAATGTGGGAAATGCGTCTAATTTCTTGGGGTACAATTGGGACACCAATATGGCTATCACGAATTTGGCAGGCTTTTATAATTTGAGAATTAATTTCGATGTATCCAATTGTATAAATCTGACAGCAGAAAGTTTGATGAACATAATCAATGAAGCACTTGATTTAACGACTGGTGGCTGGACGTGTACACTTACATTTGGAGCTACCAATATCGAAAAACTAACCGAAGACCAAATAGCCATAGCCACCGCAAAAGGATGGACTATCGCTTAAAATAAAAACGAATAAAAACAAATACAAAATGAAACAAACAGCATATACAGTACAAGTAGTACAACCGTCTGACGGTCACGTTCTAACCCAATCAGCAGATATTAATTTAAAGGACAGAATTTTTTCTGAAAAAATATTTTTGGGAGTTAATGATAAAATAGAAAATTGGAAGGAAATAACAATTGAAGAATCAGAAAATTTAAAAACACAACAAAGAGATTTAATTGAAAAAGAATTAAAGAAATAATTTAAATTTTATGTAAGAAAAGAAGGGGTTGAAATTGATTTTTCAATCCCTTTTGCTATTTATATAAAAAAGAGATAACTATGTGTAACACAAACAATATTTTGTTCAGAGTGAATGATAATCTGTATGCTCAAATGAGTAAGATAAAGACTAATTATAAGTTCCGAAGTAATGCAGAACTGGCTAAGACTATTGTCAACGTCTTTTGTAATATCTATGGTCAGAAAAAAAGAAAAGAAGAAACCATTGAAGACATCTTTAAAGAATTAGAAGATGGTGAATCGATGTTCCAATTTGAGAAGCCAAAACGAAGCCCTTCCAAAAGAACGCAAATCACTTTGAATGAATTTAATAACGAGGATTTAATACTACTTGATAATGCTACTAAATAACAAGTTCGTCAATGAGAACTACATCTATCCTGAACAATACATACCCTTTTCTGCCAACCTGAAAAACAAACAATACATTGATAACTGGTTGTTACGAAACTACAAAGCTCTATTCATTAAGTTCAGTAGGAATGACGATAAAATAACGAAGAAGGGGTATTGCAAACGTGACGTTCTTCACGAAACAATAATCAGGATATACATCAATAAGGTTAAATACAAGAATCAGGAAGACTGTGATAACCAACTAAATAATTTCTTTCACATTAAAACAAAATGAGCAGAAATAAAGACTACATAAAGCTGATTAATTGTCATAAGTGGCGAAAATTACGTAATGAGCAGTTGAAGAGGAATCCTCTTTGTGCCATTTGTAGTGACATTGCGACCGAAGTACACCATTTGAAGCCAATTGAATCAGAAAGGGAATTTGATAGGATGGAAACTTTAGCCTATGACCCTGTTAACCTTCAATCTCTCTGCCATAAGTGCCACGCTAACATTCACCTATCAATAAAAAGAAACAAAAAACAAACCAATAATGAATTGAATAGAAAGAAATTGAATGATTTCTTTAATAAATATTTCAATTAAAAACATAAACTAAAAAAAGAAATAAAGATGAATTTACTAAATGTATTAAAAATTGATAAGAATATTCGTAAGTTGATTACGTATCTGACTGAATTATTGACGGAGAAAGGACTTTATGATTCTTCATTGGATATACAGATATTCAATGTTGCTTGCTTATTATTTCAGTATAATAAGTTAGTTAATACGTTTGTAGGGGAAAGTACCATTATTGAGCAAGATGTTAGAGGTGGCGGAACTAGTAGAAAGAAGAACCCAATCCTCAATGAACTAGTCAATTGTTCTGAATCGTTGCGCAAAAATCTTAAAGAACTAGGATTGAGTTTAGATGCCAAAGTAACAGCGGTGGCAGATACAGACCCGTTGAACAATCTAATATCAGCTATGAATAATATCGATAATGAATAATTTTAAATGACTAAAGATGAAGTAATTGAAAAAATAAAGAATTATGAAATACCAACCGAACAGTTAATTAAAATCGATTCAAGATTACATATCTATGTTGATGAAGTCCTGAATAATCCAACACACCACAACAAATACGAAATACTAGCCGTATTCAGGTTCTTGGACTTTCTAAAGCGTGATGATTTAATCTTCAATATTAAAGAGATAAAGAAATTTATTGTGTTTTATGAGCACTTGAAATTCCCAAGTAATAAAGGTATGCAGAGCTTTGAGTTAACGCCAGTTCAAGTATTTCAATTCAGTAATATTCTAGGATTTTATAAAAAAGAAAGTGGTTATAGGTTATGTAGGGAAGCACTTTTATTCGTACCAAGAAAATTCAGTAAAACAACTTCAGTCGCTTCTTTAGCAATTTATGATACACTATTTGGTGATTCTGATGCACAGGCTTATGTAGCTTCAAATTCATTTGCCCAATCTAAAATTTGTTTTGACATCATTAGAAATTCATTGAAGGCACTTGACCCCAAGTTGTCACATTTCAGACTAAATAGAGAAATTATTTATAATTTAATGCCGAATAGGACTTCATTTGTCAGGTGTTTGTCAACTTCGGCTGATAGGCTAGACGGTTTGAATGCTAGTATGGTGATATTGGATGAATATGCCCAAAGTGATACTGCTGATTTAAAGAATGTACTAACGTCTTCAATGGGTGTTCGCAAAAATCCGTTGACAGTTACAATTACAACAGCTTCAAGCAAACTTGAAACTCCATTCACCACAATGCTTGATAATTATAAAAAGGTACTAGAAAATGAAATAATCAATGATTCAATTTTCGCTAGCATTTTTGAACCTGATGAAGAAGATGATATTGGTGATAAAAATACTTGGTATAAGGTACAACCACACATCAACACTACAGTTAATGAAGAATTTTATAAAACTGAATATCAAAAGGCGATGATGTCGGCTGATGATATGCTAGAATTTAAGACTAAATTATTGAATGTTTTCACGAAAAACGCTACCGAAATTTGGATTGATAAAAATATTATAGAGAAAAATACAGAACACTTCGATTTTTCAATGTTGAAAGCTCGTCCTCAATGTATGGTTAGTGTCGATTTAAGTGTCAAAGACGATTTTAGTTGTGTTTGTTATGCCTTGTATGACAGCATTAATAAGAGATTCGTATTTAAGAATCAATATTATATCCCCAAACAGACAGCAGAGAGTCACCCTAACAGGGCAATGTACAAGGAACTGATAGACAAGGGATATTTGATTGTATGTGGTAATGAAGTAATTGATTATAAGCAAATTGCAAGCGATATTATTGCCAATTCCAAGTATGTAAATATTTTGCAAATTGGGTACGATGCATATCGTTCAAAAGAATTTATCAATATCATTAAGACTTCGGGAATCAGGTGTGCCGTTCCTTATTCACAGACATACAGTAATTTCACAAGCCCCGTTGAGAGCTTTGAACTAGCAGTTTATGAAGGTAGACTAAAATTTGATGATAATCCCTTGAACGCTTATTGTATTGGTAACGTGATGATTGATGAAGATAAGATGCAAAATAAAAAGCCTATTAAAAAAAGTAGGAACGATAAAATCGATGGTGCAATTTGTATTCTTATGTGTATTGGAATGTTCCAAAATTATAAAAGGTAATTTTCAATTTAATCAATAAAATCATATTAATTAAAAATAGAATATGGAATTATTATTAATTAGGAGATATAAAAATGATAAATATACAATTGGGGACTTATACATAGATGGTGTTTGGTTTTCAAATACACTTGAAGATACTGATAGAGGTCTGACAGATGATATGTCAGAAGAACAAATCAAAAAGATTAAGGTGTACAGTCGGACAGCCATTCCAATTGGTAGATATAAGATTGGAGTCACATACAGTCCCAAGTTTAAACGCTATCTACCTATATTATTGAATGTGAAAGGTTTTAGTGGTATTCGTATTCATAGCGGAAATAGTGCTGAAGACACTTTAGGTTGCTTGCTCGTTGGATTTAATAAGGTGAAAGGACAAGTAATCAATTCACGAGTAACTAGTGATAAGTTGACAGCCTTGTTACGTAATACTAAAGAAGAAATCTACATCACTATCGAATAAAAATAAAAACACAAACAAAATAAAAATGAAATTTAATATAAGAAATTTATTTCAAAAGAATAAAGAAATAAAAAGGAATAATGATATAAATATACGGTATGTTGGTAACAAAACGAACAAGTACACGGCAGTTTATGATGAAGAAAAAGCCTTAACCAATAGCGTTATATATAGAGGTGTTTCAATTTTAACGGATTCAGTTGCTTCAATTCCTCTTTCAATTTATAGAAAAGATAAAAAGGGTTTTTGGAAAGCCGATGAAAAGAACACATTATATAATGTACTAACGAGAAATGCTAATGAAAGACAAACAGTGTATGAGTTGTTGGAAGGTCTTGTCTTTCAGCTAATTATGTTCGGAAATTCCTATATCTTGATAAAAAGAAATGCAAGTAGCGATGTTAAAGAACTGGTTCTGCTTTATCCTCACACTGTTTATCACGATGTAATCGCAAATACGTACAATGTAACAGATACTTATAATGGTGTTTCAGGCTTATTTAATTCTAATCAAATTATTCATTTGAGACATAAATCGCTTGAAAATATAGTAGGTAAAAGCGTTGTAGATTATTGTGCGAAAACATTGGGATTGGCTTCCGCTTGCGATTCAGAATCATTATCTACGCTATCAAATGGTAACAAGATGAAGGGTATTATTTCAAGTGAAAGCTCTGTAATCGGGTTTGGCGATGCGCAAGATAGCCAACTTATTGACATTCAAACAAATATTCAAAATGAGATTGATTCAGGAAAGGATATAATGACACTTCCAAGTGGTGTGAAATTCCAATCAATGAGCTTGTCAGCAAAAGATAGTTTATTACTTGATAACAAGCAATATAGCCTATCTGATTTAGCTCGTTTTATGGGTGTAAGCCTTTCAAAACTAGGTATTTCACTTGGTAGTAATTACCAAGCAGCACAGCAAGACCAACTGAATTTTTACATTGACACGTTAAATCCGATTTTGAAGAAGATTGAAGCATCTTTTAATAGTAAATTAATCCCTGATTCAGTTTCATCAAGATATAAAATAGAGTTCGATAGAACAACACTTCCTTATTTTAACGATATAATGAAAAATTATAAGACACAGATTGAAATGGGTATTCTTAGTGTGAATGATGTGAGACGTACATTCAACAAGGATGAAGTGGAAGGCGGAAATGAGATTTTGGTAAGTACCAACTTACAAAGTATCCAAAATTATAAGGTAACGATAGATAATATTGATGATAAATCAATTGATAATCCAATTGAAAATGAAACAACTGAAAATCAAGATATTACATCTTGATTGATACTAAAAATAACAAAACAAACATAGAAGTAAACGATTTATAATAGTATGGAAATCAGAAGCATAGAAACTACATTTGAACAAAATGACAATATAATTGAGGGTTATGCTATTCGTTTTAACTGTACTTCCAATGTCTTATACGATAAAGAGAAGAGACGCTTTTTCAGAGAAATAATCGATAGAGAAGCCATAACACAACAACTGATAGATAATTCAGACATTAAATTCTTATTCAATCACGATAAAGAAAGGTTATTAGCAAGACGGAACAGGGGAACTGGAAGCTTGAACGTTGAACTTCGTGAAGATGGTGTGTATTTCAGTTTTGAAATTCCAAGCACTAGTATTGGTAACGACCTTCGAGAGATGATAAAAAGAGGTGAGGTAACTACTTGTTCTTTTGCATTCACAGATGGGGATTCAATAGAGTGGGACTTCTCAAACAGAGATGTACCAACTAGAACTGTAAAATCAATTAGAGGGTTGTTCGATTTAAGTGCTGTTTTCGATGCAGCATACAGTCAGACGGAAATCTCTTGTCGTTCAATCGATGAAATGGTAAAAGCACAAACAAAACAAACAGATGAATCTTGGAAAGAAGATTTGAATAATTACAGACAAAGACTTAATGAATGAATCAAGAATTAATTGATAAGATAGCGTTGCTCAAAGAAGAACTTAGAGAATTGGTAGACAACGCAGAAATAGAAAAAAGAAGTCTGAATGATGAAGAAAAAATTCTCTTTGAAAATAAAGAGAAACAAATAAAAGACTTACAAAAAGAAATTGAGGACACTAATAAAAGAAGTGTCGAAATAATTGAAACACAAAATAAAATAGACAAAAATAATATGAAGAAAACATTTAAAGAAAATATTGCTTTAGCTATGCAAGCTATCGCTAACAATCGTTCAATCGAAGATTTAGAAAATGTTGCAGGTAACGTTATTTCATTGAGAGCTGCTAATACTGGTGATACTACTTCAACAGAAGTGGATGCAGTTAGAGGTGAGTACGCTACTGAATTGTTAGAACCATTGCAAGATGCACTTATTGTCGATAAGTTGGGAATTAAAGCCATCACGACTGGTAAGGCTGTTGTAATGCCTTCTGTATCAAGCGTTGAAGCTTCAATCGAGGGTGAAACAACCGAACTTGTAGGGCAAAAACTTGAATTTGCGAAAACTAAAGTAACTCCATTCAGAGTTGGTTTGAGTTTACCATTTTCAAATACAGCTATTAAAGAAGCTGACATTAATTTGGTTAATTATGCTATCAACTTAGCAGGTAAATCAGAAGCCCAATTAATCAATAAAGTGATGTTTGCTAATGCGGCAGTAAACGGTCAAAAAGGTGCGTTTGTGGATGCTTATGCTGCTGAAACTGCTAATACTGCTATTAGCTACAAAAACATTGTAAAATTAGCGGCTAAAGTGAAAAAAGCTAACGTAATATTCGATAATACAGCAGCTTATGTTGTTAGTCCCGAAATCGAAGCTGAACTTAAAACTACTCCGTTAGATGCTGGTTCAGGTAGAATGGTATTGGAAAATGGCGTTATGAATGGCTATCCAGTTCTTGTTTCAAATGCAGTTGAAGGTTATATCGGATTCGGTGTGTTCAGCAATTATTTGATTCAAAAAGTTGGCAACCCTGACTTAGTGGTAGACAATTTATCACGTTCAAAAGAAAACATCACAGAAATCAACTTTAACGATAATGTTGCATTACAAGTGATTCGTCCTGAAGCATTTGCAGTAATGAAAATTGCATAACTATATATAATTAATGATTGAGACATTGATTATTTTAATGTCTCTTTCATTTATCAATCAATTTTCAATTTTAAATAAAAATAATAATAGCGATAAATAAAAAATGAGATACATAACCGTTGAAGACGTAAAACGTCATTTATATATAGACTTCGAAGCGGACGATAAAATTATCGCTGATTATATTGATGCAGCACAATCGATTATTGAAAAGTACTTGAATGTGAAGTTATGTGATTTAGTGGTAGATGAAAGGCTTCCTTATCCAGTTCTTCAAGCGATAAAAATAATGGTGGGTAACTTATATAATAATCGTGAAGGGGTCTCTTTCAATGCCGTTCCCTATAAAGTTCCTTTTAGTTTTGAATACTTGCTTCAACCTTATAAGAACTATAAACGAGAAAGCGAGGTAGCCCAATGAGAGCAGCACTATTACGGGAGTTTATCACTATATATCGATATGAGAATGTTCAGTCTCCAACTGGTGAAATCACAAAGCAAAAAAAAGAAATAGCCCTATTGAGAGCCTACCGATTAAAATCGACAGGAACTACCAAAGAAGTAGCAAAAGAACTTTTTGATTCTCAATCTATTGTGTTTCAAATAAGATACTTTCCTGATATTCAAGATAGCGATATAATTAGTTATAAAGACACTGAATACAAGATTACCAATATTGATGAAAACATTTGGGACAGGACACTCAAAATAACAGTTCAAAAAATCAATAAGTGATGACTAACAAGGACTTAGATGTTCAAATAGAACTACTTAATTTAGAGACTGTTAATGATGCGATTCAAGAACTTGGTGATTCAATTACCCAACATAAGGTAGTCGATGCAGCCCTGAAGAAAGGTGCTCAATACTTAATGAATAAGGGTCGATTGAAACTAAGACAACGGATGAAGAACCGCAAAGGGGTGACGGGTAACTTGTTGAAGTCATTTAGCTATCGAATCAAGAAACGCAAGTTCGGTGCGTTAATTGGTTTTAAAGAGAAAGGCAGGCACGCACATCTTGTCAGTCAAGGAACTAGAAAGCGTTATACCCGTAAAGGTCAGTATAGAGGTTTTGTAACTGGTAACGCCTTTTGGGAAGATACACGGCAAAAAGAAACTCCTAGAGCTATGTTGATTATTCTCAATCAGATTAAAGCATCAATAAACAATATAAAAAACAGATATAGAAATGGATAACATTAGTTTTTATCCGAGTAAACTTCAGACAAAATTTAGTGTATGTACTTTAATCCGAGAAAGGCTATTGAATGACGAAAAGATAAAAGAACTGGTTGATAGTAGGATATATCCGATAATCGCTCCTGAAAATACACAAGGTTCTTATATAGTCTACGTAAGAGACGAATATAGTATTGATAGGACAAAAACAGGGATAGCATTCCACAATTGTATTGTCTTTATTTCTTGTGTTTCTTCAAGTTATGATGAATCACAGTTAATAGCTGATGCAGTCTTTCAATGTCTTGATGGTAAATACAAGATAAACACTGAACAACACAATATAAATTCAATCGAATTAATCGATTCAACAGAAGATTATAATGGGGATTGTTATATACAAACTCTCTCATTTTCAATAAAATAAAAAAAACAAACAAAATAAAAATATGGCAAATACATATACTAGTGATAATTTAATTTTAGGTGATGAGTTATTCCTTTATGTGAAGGCAGGAACGGGCGATACTTATTCTCCTATTGCTTACTCAACATCTTGCTCTTTGAACTTGTCTCAAGATGCAATCGACACGAGTAATAAAATGGCGGGAGTTTGGGCTTCTGCATTACCTGGCAAGTTGCAATGGACTGTAAGTACCGAATCTCTAATGTCCTACGATGAGACGGGATACAGCTTTTTCGTTGATATGATGACGCAACGTAAACCGTTTTTGATTAAGTTCGGACAGACAACTGACATTAGTTCAGGTGATTTCGAATTGGACGAAACGAAAACATACTATACAGGTCAAGCTTACTGTACGAGCTGTAATTTGAGTGCAGACAATGGTTCTGTATGTACAATGAGCATTGAATTAACAGGTGATGGTGCTCTGACAAAAACTAATGGTACAAAAGCATAAAAATAGTAATCAATATTGAAGGTGGGTAATTCATTTTACTCACCTTTTTTTATTATGTAATACATATATATAATAATGTACGTGCGCGCGTGCGTACCTTTTATATATAGATATATAATTAATCATTAAAAACATATCTAATAAAATTAGATAATGAAGAAATTAAATTTCAATTTAAAATTAAATATTAAATCAATTATAAATTATGAGAGACTAACAGGTAGACCATTCTCAACATTCACTGGAAATGAAGAAGATGTGTTACCATTACTTTATTGTATGTTAGTATCGAATAATGACTTCAAAAGGACATACCAAGAAACAATAGAATATTTATTTACAGACGAAAAATTCGTTGAAGAAATAAATCAGAGACTTCAACAGATATTTCTCTTTGAGAGCCAGTTCTTCAATAATCAGGATATAAATAAAGAAATACATACTGAAAATAACACACAAAATAAAGAAGAATCCAATAAAGTCTACATCTATCAGTTAGTTCCGATTTTGGTTATGGACTGCAACCTTGATATTAACTACGTTCTGAATGAAATGCATTATAGCGAAATAGATAGTTACATCAAATATCGGGACGATAAAAACAAAAACAGATTAGAAGAAAAGAGACTATTTACGTATTTAACCATTATGCCGCACATCAATGCTAAGAAACTATCTGTAAATGAGCTACTTCCTTTTAGTTGGGAAAAAGAAGAAAAGGAAAAAGAAGGATTGAAAGTTATTGATACACACAAAGATAAGTTGAAGAACTTTATGAATAGCGGTTCAATCGAATGGACTAAGCCTACTGAATAAAAATAAAAAACACAAACATAAATGAGCAAAAAACTAGATTTCTCCATTGCCGTGAAACTGGCAGCAGAGAACTTTCAGAAAGGAATTAAAAACATACAATCACAACTTGGCAAATTTAAAAAGCTAGCTGTCAATGCTTTTGCAGGTTTTTCAGCTTTATCTTTTGGTCGTGATATGATTCAAGCAGGTTCACAGTTCCAAGATGCAATGGCACGTGTTCAGGCTATTAGTAAGGCTTCAACTGGTGACCTTAAAGCATTGAGAGAAGAAGCTATGAGGTTGGGACGTGACACGAAATATACGGCAACGGAAGCTGCTACTGCATTGGAACAGCTTATCAGAAATGGTTTAAAACCACTTGCAGCAAAAGAAGCGTTAGGCGGTGTTCTTCAATTAGCTCAATCCCAAGCGATTAGCCTTGCAGAAGCAGCCGATATTGCTACCACTTCAATGAACGCATTTGGTCTAAGTACTAAGGACTTAACACGAATCAATGATGTACTAGCAGCAACAGCAAGTAACACTGCTACCAATGTGCTAGAGTTGTTTGAAGCCTTTAAAATCGCTGCTCCGATTGCGAAAAGTGCTGGTATCAGTTTAGAAGAAACATCAACAGTTCTTGGGGCTTTAGCGAACAATGGTTTTCGTGGTTCAGAAGCAGGTACAGGCTTAAAACAGGTGATTCTTGCCATTGCCGACAAGACCCCTGACGCCATCAAAGTAGCACAGAAATATGGAATCCAATTGGATGAAGTTTCACTACGTTCAGAGGGACTTATCAAGACATTAGAAAGGATGAAAAAAGCCGCAATGGGTTTCAGTATTCAGGATTTAAGTCAGTTCGCAAACAAATTGGGCGCACCGAAAATGGCGGCAGTACTTGGGAGCGATATGAGTGAATTATATCAAGCCGTAGCCAACAGTCAGGGGGAAGCCGCCCGAATGTTCGATGAAGGACTAGGCGAATTTGAGAAGGCTCAAAAAACGTTGAAATCTGTTTATGAAAACACTCAAATCAAGGTGTTCGATTCATTTAAGAATCTATTTACAGAACCACTTAACATACTAGCAGAGTTCATAAGAAGGATTCAAGATGTTCCAACTGTAATGGTCGGTGCAGTCGGTTTGGCTCTATCTAAAATTGGCGGTATCTTTCAAAAGACACAAACAAAATTGAAGTCCTTTGCCGAACAAGAATACACAAAAGAACTAAATAAACGAAGTGACGCTTATCAAAACGCAGCCATAGCTCAAAGTATCACTAATATCAATGGTGGTGTGGATAAAAGTACAGCAAATTATTACAAGAATTTACACCAAGAACTAGGACAAGTAGCTACTCAGTTTGATTTATCTACCAAAAATGGAAAGGTCTACCAAAAATTGATGAATGACCTTACTTATATTACCAACGCTAGTACCACTAATACACAAAAATATAAGAGAGCCATTGCGAATGTAGCGGACACATTAGCTACAATGAATCGTCAAAGTCAGAATGTAAATGTCAATGTACTACGTACCGCATACACGGACTTCGAGAGAGATAAAAGCAAGATTATTGCTAGTGCTAGTAACTTTCAAAGTACAATGACAACGGTATTTTCCAAAATTGGAAATGCTGCAAAAACAGTCGGTAGAAGTATATATAGCTTTTTCGGGGGATGGGTTGGTATCGCCTTGACGTTGGTAAGTGTAATTGGAACTTCTTTGGTTAGTGCTTGGCGGAAGAGTACGGAAGCCGTCAGAAATGCTAATAAGTTGATGAACGAAGCCACCACGAATAACAATAAATTGGAGACTTCATTTCTTCAATTAGTTAGCATATTACGTGAACACGAAAGTAGTTCTTATGCGTGGCAAGCTGCTATGAGCAAGCTAAAACGTGAGTACCCTGAATTGCTTGAAAAATTGCACTTGGAAAAAATTAGTGTCAATCAATCAGCAGAAGAGTATGATAAGTTAGCAAATCGAATCAAAGATGTTATTAAATGGCAAAAGCAATACAATATCTTCAAGGCTAAGAACGATGCGATTGAAGGATTAAATAAATCATTCTTTGAAAATAATTCTGTTTTCAATGAATTAATGAATAATATTCAAAAGAGATTTGAATCTAATGGATTAATAAAAGAAGTAGCAAAAATAAGAACAGACGATTTAAAGAACAATATAAATAATATTTTATTATCTGATAAAGGTGATTCAATTAAAAAACAAGAATTAATTAAATTAATTCAGGACGCTTTTAAGAATGATAAAAATTCTGCTTCTTTAAATTCAACAGCAGAGAGATTTGCCAACCTTACCATTGCTCACTATAATGCTAAAGCAGGGTTGAAAATTAAGGAGTTAAATAGAAATTTCCCTGAAAATGAGCCTGTTAAGGATAAATTTACTAGCGACATTGATAAGTACCTAAGTGATAAGGAAGGTGAATTGAATTTGGCTATCGCCAACGTGAGAAAAGAAGGTGCAGCTAAAGGTTGGAATGACGAACAAATCAAACAGAAAATCAATGTTTTAGCTAAAGATTTGATTAATGAAATTTATAAGGAACTGGACGGTCAAAGCTATACAGATAAAAAAGGTGACAAGAGAAGCAGCTTGGAATATGCTCAAACGACATCACCATACCAATTTATTAAAAATCAATCGATTGCCAATATCGCCAAGCCTGATAAGAAAGCAGAACAACGTGAAAACTCAATAGCGGATGCAGAAAAGAGATACGCCATCAATCTTGATTATTATTCGAGGGAATTGGAATTGAACCTGATTGATGAAAAGAAATTCCACGAAAAGAAATTATCTGCCTTACAGAGCTTGATTTCCTCTTATGAATTTAATGGTGACGCTTCCAAACTCGAAACAGCAAAATATAAGGATTTGATTAAAACGAGAGAAGAATTAATTAAGACCTTAAAAGAAGAGAACGACCAAGAAGAACGTAATAAAGAACTTAATAGGTATAATCGTGAAGCAAGTTCCCGTGCCGCTTACTTGAAGAAGAACTATGAAAACACGATGTCAGGTAGTGGTCGTGAAAAAATCAATAAATGGGATTTTCTATCTTATAATAAAAAAGAAGATAGAGAGAATGAGGTTCTTACTAGTTATTTAAAATCTCAATTAGATAAATTAAAACAACTACGTTCCAATATCTCTGCGGAAGACATTGCTAAGGCGAAAGAGTTGCAGACGGAAGGTTCTAATGAGCTATTAAAACAAGTAGAACAGCTTGATAATGCCATAGAGAAGTTAGGTTCTCACGTCACAAATCTTGAAGACAAGTTCCAATTAAAACAAGCTCAACAACGCATTAAGGATTTGAAAAAGCAGATGGATAGAGGAATTTATGAGGGGCTTAGAACAACGTTAGCCGAAACTCCCAAAACCATTAAATCACTGATAGATTCTTTTGAAGGTTGGGATGAAATGACAAGTTTTGAGAAATTTCAGACTTTTGTGGATTCGCTATTTGGTGGGGTTGACGCAATCCTAGAAATGTATAGTGCTTGGAAGCAATTAACCGACATTATTAATAATTATAAGACTGCTACACAGACACTTTCAGCGATTGAAAATGGTGCGACAGCTCAAAGAATCGCCAATGTTCAAGCGGAAGCTAATGCTGTTACCCTTGCAGAAACTACAAAAACAACTGCTAAAGCTCAAAGTACATCACAATCGATAGCTTTAGATACTGCGGCTGCTACAACCAATAAGGCGACAGCCACATCAAATATCGCTGCTAATACGAGTGAAGCCGCTTCAAGTGCTGCTAAGGGTGCAGCGAAGTTGCCGTTCCCGATGAACTTGATAGCGATTGGTTCTGCCATTGCAGGTGTTCTTGCTCTGTTCTCGATGATTCCGAAGTTCGCTAGTGGTGGTGTGATTGGTGGTAGTAAATTCAATGGTGATAACAACTTAGCTAGGGTCAATAGTGGTGAAGCCATCTTAAACGGTTCACAACAGGCACGCTTGTTTAAAGTATTGAACAGCAATACACCTGTAAATTCATTAGGCGGACAAGTTGAATTTAAAATCAGTGATAAAGCACTCGTAGGAATATTAAAACAACATAATAACAGAATTAATCGATTAATTTAATGTACAAATTATTATATGTAGCAATGTTTAAAGACATCGATGAAAATACCATCGAAATAGAAATATATAAAGATTTTGAGGATGCGGCAACAACAGTCGCACCCTCTGAATTACAATGCTCTGCTGATGCAGTTAGTATCAATTATGAGAGTGATGATGATGTCTTCAAACCTATTAAATGTAGTGATTGTCAAATCAATATCGTGACAAATACAATATTAACAGAGTTATATACCGCATTGAAAAATGAAATCTACTGCTTGATTAAAAAGAATAGTAAGGTTATTTGGTGTGGTTTTAGCGTTCCTTGTTTGTACCAAAGTGACTATGACAATGAATATAATCAGTTGTCTCTTCAATTTAATGATATTCTATCGAGTTTGGAGAATTATAAATACAGCTATGTAAATGATAGTCAATCAATAGTTAGTTTCTATTCTATTTTAAAATACATAATAAATAAAATTGATTCAAATAATTTAATTAAAAATATTTATGTACATAATTCAAAAAGAATTAATGGTACTGTTGAATTATTGAATAACCTGTTTATTCTTGATAGAAATTTTTTTGATGAAAGTGAAGAAGCCGAGAACTGTAAAGACATTATAGAGTATATATCCCGATTTTTGGGAACGACCTGTTATTATTTTGAGGATTCAATTTATTTTGTTGATTTTAATTCGATTAAATCTATCAAAGAATACACCAAATATAATTTGATTGATGATACAAATTCAGTAGTAAGTATTGATAATAATGTAATTGATGTAAATAGTAATGTGTATTATGCTAACGCAAGTATTTCCATCAATGAACAATATAATAAGGTAGTGGTAATAGCAAACACGAACAGTAACAACACAATTATTCCTGATTGGGACGACGACCTGATGAATCAGAACAGTGACCCCAATAAATTCTATGAAACACATAGAAGCATTGATAATAAAGACTATACAATGCTTAATGCTTTCTTCAAATCAAAGAATAATTGGAACTGGCAAAAACCTAATGTTCTTGGTGTCGTATTAGAAGAAATTACAGTCGATAATGCAGATAGTAATGGTAGTTATTGGCAAAAAGTTGCTTCTTATGAATCTGAAAATGAGCCTTCAAGCCTTAGTTGGAAAACATATTTTACGATGGCTGACAATGGCTTGATGGGATTGAAAACAACGACTGGCGTTCAACTTTCATTGAAGAACAAACCGCCATTGGCTGTTAAGGGTGGCACATTCATCATTGACATAAAATACAAATTAAGTGGTGATTGGAACGCTGCTTCTCATATAAAAACTAGTGATGAGACTTATTATAATGGTAAGTATTCAACTGGATTTTATGATACTATGTTTCAATGTCGTTTGGCAGTTGGTAACAAAATGTACTATGATGGCGAAAGATGGGTAAACTATCAAGAATACATTGATAAGACAAATAGAGGTTACTACCAAGTGTGTAATGGCCCTAATACGTGGCAAGGAGCACGCTGGTACAGGTATTTGGATGAATACGGATATTGGAGATTTTGTAATGAATCAGAATACAACGCAAGTACACGTGAAAAATACACTGGTGGTTTTTCAGATGTCAATGCAGTTTATATGTTTATGAGAAATGGGGAACGGATTTTCGTTGAAAAGTGGTACTTTGATGAGTGTAAGTTACAGGACTGCTTTTATTTAGTTCATAAGAATAAGGTCGATGATAAGGTTTTCGATACAGAATATAGTTTAACAAATACCGTTTCTTGGAGAATGAACCTTGCTGACAGCGAGGATGGGGTGGCGATTCGTTTACCTGAAAATCAAATAACTTTAGGAGACTTGACATTTGAATTATATCCTGCTAATCAGCTTGGAACAGTACCGATGCGGCGCACCGACCAAGAAGCAATCCGATGTAACGCTTTTCATCTATCAGATATTAAACTAAAGTACACTACTTCAAGTTATGTTAAAGATGTATTCAATGATGAAGTATATGATGATGATATAAAATTTGAGAATGTAATCAATGAGGAAATAATCAAGGAACTGGATGATATTGAATTTCGTGTGAATACCTTCAATGAACACAGCGGTTCTTATTCCTATGTACTTTTCAAAGATAAAGACAGCTATAAATTCGTAGACAATATCTTCGATATATCAAACAAAGAAACAAAAAAAGCAGAAGAGCATTGCATTGAAAAATACACGAATTATTATTCAAGACCAAGATTTATTTATTCAAATTCAATTAAGAATAAAAATGTAAATCTCAATTCAATTCTTAATGAAAAAAGTACTCAAAAAGATTACATAATAAATTCAATAACATACGATTTAATTAATAATAAAGTTGACGTAGAACTAAATGAAATAAATTAAAAATGGAAATTAAACAAAATTATATACCTCACAATTTCAGAAATAAGTACTTGAAGAATACAGGTGGTTATGGTTCATCATCTTCATCTTTTTCGTCTAGTAGTGGGAATGGTTTGCCTTATGTTTTGGATGAGAACGGAAACTATGTTGTTGAAAAACAGGTACTTTTTAAAAAATCGATAATATCAAAAGAAGAGGTGGTAGCCTACGGAGAAGATAATGTTGATTATGTGGGTACTTACGCACCACTTAATCACCCGCATACGGTTGATGATGTAACAGGACTAAAAGAAATGCTAGATAATATTGAAGTTGGTAGTGGTGGAACTTGTTCAATCGAGGTGATAGATAATCTTGATTCTGTGTCTTCCACTGCTGCATTATCAGCAAGACAGGGAAAGGTTTTGTCAGAGTTGATAGCCGATAAAAGTAGTATATCGAGTTGGGCTGACATAAAAGATAAGCCTTTAACATTCCCACCTTCAACACATAATCATTCAATATCTGATGTTTCAGGGCTTCAAGGTCAATTGGATGGTAAGGCTAGTTCTTCTCATTCACACGTCATTTCGGGTGTCACGGGATTATCAACTGAATTGAGTAATAAGGCTAATGTGAATCATTCTCATTCTATATCTGCCATTACTAATTTACAAAATCAATTAGATAGTAAGGCTTCCAGTTCCCACACTCATTCAATTAGTAACATAACTAATTTACAAACAGAATTAAATAAGAAGTCAAATAATGGACACACACATACTGTAAGTGACATTACCAATTTAAAAGAAGGACTACCTTATACTGTTGATAATGAAGGAAATTACATCATTGATAAAAAGGTGATATTCAATGAAACAATAATATCGAAAGGCGAAGTGGTGGCGTATGGGGAAGACGATAAGAAGTATGTTGCCACTTATGCACCATTCACTCATTCACATACAATTAGCGATGTAGATAATTTAGAAGAGACAATTAATAATATAGTTATAAGTGGTGGTACTAAAATTGAAGTGATAGATAACTTGCAATCCACATCTAGCACGGCTGCATTATCAGCCAAACAGGGGAAGATTTTATCGGACTTAATAAGTGATAAAACTGTAAGTTGGGACACATTACAGGGCAAACCTACTACATTCGCACCTTCAGCACATAGTCACGCAATATCAGCCGTGACAGGACTTCAGGGATTATTGGATAGTAAAGCTGCTAGTAGTCATACACATTCAATAGCTAATATATCGAATTTACAAAGCCAGTTGGATAGTAAAGCTAGTGCAAGCCATACGCACGCAATATCAGCAGTAACTAATTTACAGGCTGAATTAAATAAAAAATCCGATACGGCTCATACTCACGATAACCGATATTATACTGAAACAGAGATTAATAGCTTACTTGCTGCTAAGGCTAGCAGTTCTCACACTCATACGATAGCTAATATATCGAATTTACAGGCGCAACTAGATTCAAAGGCTGCTAGTTCTCATAGTCACGCTATATCGGCTGTTACGGGGCTTCAGACACAGTTAGATTCAAAGGCAAGTGGTTCTCATTCACATTCTATATCAGGTATCACGGGATTACAGGGACAGTTGGATAGTAAAGCTGCTAGTAGCCATACACATACGATAGCGAATGTCACCAATTTACAGGCTGAATTAAATAAGAAGTCAAATACGGGACATACCCACGATGATAGGTATTATACTGAAACAGAAGTGAATAACTTACTTGCTGCTAAGGCTGCTAGTAGTCACACTCATACGATAGATAACATCACTAATTTACAGATTGAATTAAATAACAAATCAAATATAAATCATACTCACGTTATATCTGCCGTAACAGGCTTGCAGGCACAGCTAGATAGCAAAGTTAATACATCTTCTTTGCCTACAATTACAGTAAAGAACAGTGATACGGTTGATAATTTACACGCTAGTTCGTTTATGCGTTCTGATGCAAATACAACGTGCACAGGTACGATTACTTGTGCTAATTTGGTCTCCAATGGTGAAATCACCGCTTATTCAGACAAACGATTAAAAACAGATATTCAGTCATTGAATAATCGAGGGCTACTTAATCCTGTTACTTATATTAAAGATAATAAAAAGCAAATCGGATTTATAGCACAAGAGGTACAAGAGGTTTATCCTGAACTTGTGAATGAAGATATTAATGGCTATCTATCATTGAATTATCAACAACTGACAGCAGTTTTATCATCACAAATAAATGATTTATATTTATTAATAACTGAATTAAAAAATGAAATAAAATGAGTTTACCATATAAGAATTTGACCTTTGAAATAGTGGCGAAAGAACTGGGTGAAAAGTCTCTGAAGTTGAGTGATTTATGTACAAGTAAGAATATCAATTTATTCGCTTGGAGAAAACCTTTTGCTTATGCCGCAAATAAGGTTGAAATGGACGACTATCAGGCGTGGCGAGGACGAGCCTATGGTTTTCAAATAGTTGCTCAAATCGAACGACCTGAAGCGGGTGCAGAAATGCCTGAAATGTACTATGTTCCGCCTAGCGGTGGTACTGAACAACCTTTCCGTTTGGGCGATTTCCGTGGCTACGACCATACCGCTAAAAGCCCAATTACAATGAATATTACCACTGAATATGATGATGTAAGACCAACTGTTTGTAAATTGACCTTCAATCAACTGGACGGGCAACTGACGCTATCAGAAATCTTCAATACACAGGGACTTTACCTTACATTTATTTATGTAAATGCAAATAGAATAAGGGTTATATCAGCAAGTAAGGCAGTCAAGGATTTAGATAGGGCAGAACAAGTATTGGAGATACCATCTTCAAGCGGGGACACGGGAATTGAAACGGACTTATACGTCTGTATGACATCGAAGCAATTTACTGATTATCAAGACTTGAATGAATGGTCTAGTTTAGGTGGCTGCTTCCCTTTGAATTTTCCGAATTATCACGAGTACCACAAAATAATAACAGTGCAAGTTCCTAAGTACGAAGCTATTAAGTTTACAAGTGCGACAATGAGGTATGTACATCATAATTATGCGGGGGCTATTTGGTTGAATAATCCTGTTGTTACCTTTGCTAAAGAAAATACAAATCAGGTTTCTGTTACGTTTAATGCTGCTGACTATTACCTTGAATATGAGTTATCAGGACATCAATTCATTGGCCTTGATAATAAGCGACAAAATCAACTGATTGTTAATGATTTAGAAGGCACATACACCACAACATCTTATGAAGAAACAATTGAATTTGATAAGAAGATTTATATCAAATTTGATGAATACGCATACGATAAAAACACTAACTTATTGAAAGATAAAGTTAGTTGTAGAATATATAGAAAGAAAGATTATAAGCTGATGGCGTATTTTGAAATAGATTTTAATAACCTTGAAAAATCACGATTATTATAATGAAACAAATAAAATTCAGGACACAGTTATTTTGTGCTTTTTTACTAATTTTGGTTGGATGCTCATTATTGGTAGCTGGTATTGCCATATTTCCGATAGGTGAAATTCATCAATCAGTTTTAATAGCATTTGGTGAATGTTGTACTTTTAGTGGCGCACTCTTCGGGGTTGACTATCACTATAAACACTTACACGTCAAAAATAAAAAAGAAGAAAAAGAGATTGATAAATAAATTAGAAAGAGCGTGCTATTTTTATAGTGCGCTTTTTTGTTGGTATTGTAATTTTAATTAGATTTGTAATTGAATAAAAATAAAATCGTTATGGAAGTAAATATTGCGTGTAAGGTCTATACTTATCTGATGGATAGGAGATTTGATTTGGCTATAAAAGAAGTGGAAGCTATTTCAAGGCAAGAGTATGAAAAAATGATTAAACCTGTTTTGAAAGACCTGTTGAAGAACAGTAGGGATAGAATAAGCTACCAGTTATTTAATGTTCTCAATATAGTGGTATTTAATATTGATTACGATTACGAATATAAGGTAGATTATGAACTGTTTTCAATGGCGAATAGGATAGCTGATATGGCTATGTTAGAAGATGATAGCCATACAATTCAGGAAATTGATAATGCACTTGGAAATTGTGATATTGTGAAACTTGAACTAGAAAAATTAAGAGCAAAACTAAAATAATTATGGCAACAGCAGGACGAAAAGCATTATCCGAACAGGACAAATTGAATGAGATAGATAAGTACAAAGAGGACTATTTAGCTTCAATCAGTGAGACTAAGAAGTTGAACTGGTCTACTTTGACAGTTGAAGCGAAATACAAAAGAATACTGGCTTATAAACGTAAATTGAAGCAAGAACGTATCTTAACTCCCTTGTTTGATGATATTAAGTCGGGGTTGAAAAACTATGTCGAAACACTAACTCTTAATTCATATAAGTCAGAATTACTTGATATTATCAGCATAATCGATAAGAAGATTGAATCAAATAAGGAGACTGATGAAAAACTAGCAGAAATAAATAGAAAGAAAAAAGAACTAGAAGAAGAGGAGAAAGCAATCAAATCAAAACAGAAATAAATTTATTTTGTATTTGATTTTTTAGGGATTCATTGTTTGATATTAATATAGTACTGTTATTTTGTGTACCATCTGATGGTAGTCGTGTACCACGAAATGATACACCTATATCAAAAATTGATACACCTATGGAAAAAATTACCATACCTATGGAAAAAATTACTACACCTATGGAAGAATTTACCATAGCCCTTAACCTATAAATAATTTAGGGTATCTCGACCAAGATACCCTTTTTTGTTATCCATCTCTTTTACCCATTGCACAACTTGTATATACCTGATTGCAAGACTATAATACATTGATTGTTTACACTACAAAAATAATTCATATCTCAAAATAGAACAAGTCTCTCTAATAATTTTTAGGCGATTTTTTTGGATTTTAAATAAAAAAAATGTACATTTGAGAAAACTTTTAGAAAGTATCTGATATTTATATATAAAGAGAACAAACTACCACAAGTTTGAATCATACCAGTAACAATTTCGGTGATGTACGGCTGGTAAAGACATCGGGTAATGAGATTCTAAATAAGAATTGAGTTGATAAGTTGAAAGGCAAACCCCGATATTCTCGCAAAATTGTTTAATGAATAAAAGTCAGTTATTCAGTTGTGGTTTGAGGAAACTGAATATTTATATGCCCTAAGCAAGCATATATCTGGTAATAGAAGACTCACTGACAAGAATAGTTAAACTAAGCCATCGAATAGGAATCAAATGATTTCTATTTTTTAAAAAACTTATTTCCCACGGAAGGGGATACTGCGACTTGACCGTTAGGAAACAAGATTTGAAATTTCATTTAAAAGGTAAAAATAAAGAAATTAAAAGAAAAATAAAAATTATATTTAAAACAATATTTGAAATTCCATTTGAAGCAATATTTGAATAATATTTCAAAACTTCATTTCATTACGTTTTTCAATTATTTCTTTTAAACGAAATTACAAAATAACTAAAAACTTCATATTTAAACAGATATGGAGTTATATAAAGCTAGAAATTATATCCAATTGGAAACAATTTGATAAGGGATTTGGCTGACGCTATTGTTTTAAATGGTACTGCAAGCGGACTGGCTAACGCTATTTTCTTTTTGATTTTATTTCAATTGAGATAATTAATAAAATGAGAGAAGGCTACGCTAATGTTTCAATCGGACTGGCTAACGCTATACTTTCTTTTTGATTTTAATACCAATTGAAGTAATTATTGAAATGGTACTGCTGACGCTATTATTCCAAATGGAAGGGCTAACGCTATCTCTTTTTCAATTCATTTTTTCTTTGAAATTATGAATTTCTCAATTGAGACTAATTGATATAATGGAACAAGCTACGCTAATAATGACTATAATTCAACTACGTTATTATTCCAAGCGGACTGGCTGACGCTATTTCTTTTTTTAATTTTATTTCAATTGAGATAATTAATAAAAATGAGAGAAGGCTACGCTAATGGTTAAATGTAATGGCTAACGCTATTATCCCAATCGGACTGACTAACGTTTTTTTCTTTTTTCAATTTGAATTTAATTGATAAGGGAAGCTAACGCTATTATTCCAAATGAAGTGGCTAACGCTATTTCTATTTTTTAATTTGATTCTTTTTCAATTTATGATTTAAATCTCAATTGAATAAAATTGATAATAGAGACAAGCTAACGCTAATACTATTGAATATAGTCCAACGTTTGTACCGCCTGTGCGGTCATTTTCCCCCAGCCCCACAGGGCTTTTCAATGGCTAACGCTGTTTTTGCCAGCCATTTTTGGATACTTTCAATGGCTAACGCAGGTGTAGCCCAGCCCACAGAGGGTATTTGTAATGAGTATTAACCTATAAATAATTAATAATGAGAGAAAGAACTATTGAGAAGATAAGAGCTGCTATCAAAGAGTTACAGCAAAACAATAAAAGAATATCAGTCAGGAGTGTTGCAGAATCCGCATCAACTTCAAAAGACAATGCTAGATTATATATCAAGTTGTATCTAAGTAGTGTACCCGATTCTAATGGTGTACCCGATTTAGAAAGTGTACCTGCTTTGAACGATGTACCTGATTTAAAAGGTGTACCTGATTTTATGTACACCACTCACGAAGAGAGAGCTGATGCTATTATGACTTATTTAAATGATTCTAGTAAAAGGGTTGTAACAAGAGATATTATCGAAATGAACGAGATAGTAGATATGTTGTTCTCTAACTTTTAAATCAGGTACAGTAATTTAATAAGGGGTAGTTAAACACCCCAATTTTCAAATACCAAACAAAATGATTAATTATGACAAACTTGAAAAGATAAGTGAGCCAGGCGAGAACTGGAAGTATTTAATAGGCGAGGATAGAAAAAAGAATGAGAACTTCGTAATATCCAATTTTGGACGGGTTTATTCTGTTAAGTATAACAGATTGGTGAAACTATACTATAACAAGGGTACAGGCTATAATTACTTCTTCATCAACGAATACAGAGATAAAAATTACGACACAATGAATGTCCATAGGGCAGTTGCTTTAACGTGGTTGGAATATCCAATTGAATTAAAAGATGATTACGCAGTCGTCGACCACATAAATGAGGTCAAAACTGATAATAGAGTAACCAACCTTCAGTGGATTTCTCAACAAGAAAATACGACTAGGGCAACAAGTCAGGAAAGACGAATTGAAAGCCTGAAAAAGACCATTGAACTAAGACACAAAGAAGCTCAAATCCAAGAACTTATTCAAGAGAATCAAATTCTAAAAGAACGACTCTCAAAATATGAAGATAAAGCTGAAACAGCATTAGCCATCAATCAGATAAGTATCAAGAAGAAAAAGCTAGACTACAAGCAATTTATTTAATTTGTTGCATAACAGATTATTTATTACTTTTGTAAATGAATTTGGGATGAAAAATATTGTGTCAATTTTGAGACTTTATTTTTGAAGGGATATACCAGTTATATCCCTTTTTTATATATAATAAGGTACACGTACCTATTATTTAAGTTTTCCATATAAAAATATTATCCATATATCAATAATATATTAACATCTATTAATATAAGAAATTTGTATTATCCTGAAATTATCTGTATCTTTGCAGAGTAATTAAGAAATACACTACTCGCTAAGAATCAAAATTAAAAACTAACAATTAAAATTCACAAAAAGTATATGGCTTCAATTGGTTGAAGTCACTGTTTTGTGTTGTTGTTTTTGGTATTTGATTCTTTTTTTTGTGCCCTTTTGTGAGTAGATTAACTTAATTTATATAATTCTGTATTTGTGATAGCTCTAGCTTATACGGAATATTAATAACGAGCTAAAATGAAATAAAATATGAATAATTTAAAAGATGAACTAGATTACTTAAAAGGTTTGTTTAAGTACTTAACAATTACTTATGATGGTGGACGTGAAGTGAAAATCGATGCACGACCAAGTGTTAATTTTAGGCGTACAAACGGTTGCGCAACCAACAAACAATTGGATTACATTATGAGTTTGGCTACAACAAATTTATATAAAAGTAATCTGCAAAAGTATTACAGCAAACAATGTATTTCACATCTAATTGATTTGTGTAGAAATTTTAATATTGATTTGATTTTAAGTTAAATGTTTAATTTTTTAAATGAATAGTTATAATGAGAGTAATTAATGATGATATTAGGTATTATTACCAGTGTGGATTATGGAGTAGATTATCAAGTCTAAAGAGTGGTGTTTATAGAGTGATTTATAATTTCACCACAGCTAGTTATGAACTTGTAGATTCCAATTACAGAAAACAAAAGAATCATATAATTGCAGGGAAAGTTAAATTAAATACGACATTAAAGAAGCATATCAAGTCGGCTGCAACAGAAATTAGAAAGATAATTAAAGAAGATAGCAAAGGGAACTTAATATGTAAGACGACAGCCATATATTTATATGGTAAACGTAACGTTGAATCAACGTATTATGATTTGACGAAGAAGAATCCATATTATAAATGTGCTAGTGATATGATTCTCTATGATGAGAGAAGATTGGATTATTTATTTTTGAATAAAAAATCTTCTTCAAAATAATAACTTTTTAATTTAACTAGATATTTATAATAAAAGAGAAAAATAATTTTATTCAAAAAGTTGGGTTTTAAAAATAAAATCTATACATTTGAGTTGTAAAAAAATATAGATATGAAAAAGACTAAAGAAGACTTAAGAAATTTACTAGAGAGAATTTACTGGATGGCTACTAATCAAGAATTTGGACTGTTTGCCACTATTAGTGATAATGTACTTACATTGTGTTTTTTCCCTAGCCTGTGTGCAAGACATTCTCGTTATATGTTGAGAAAGTGTCTCGATGAATATAAAAATAAAGAAATACAGCTAGACAGTGATACTTGGACAATGTTGGATGCTGGCGGAGACATCAATGAACCTTATAAACCATTAATAATAGATGATGACTATGAGTATTTGACAGATAATTCTACTGTCATTATCAATATTAGTCTCAATTTCTACGAAGATATGACTAAGGCACACATTAACAGAATGTTGGAATATGTCAATGCTTTATACAAAAAGGCAAGTTAATTATATGTATGTACCTCTTTTTAGAGGTAATTATAATGAAGATAGGTGGTTTGAATCCATCTTTAAAAACAAACTATGTATTAAATACCTCTTCCGAGAGGTAATTATTGCGGGATGGAGCAGTTGGTTAGCTCGTGAGGCTCATAACCTCAAGGTCGTGCGTTCGAGTCGCACTCCCGCAACAATAAATATCGTTCTTATTTGATTAATTATTGAGCAATAATAGAATGGATATTTTTCTTGTTAAAAATTTGTTCTTATTGTTATTGTGTGCTGTTGCGATAACAGCACTTTTTTTGATTTTTTTCTTTGATTTTCTATCACTTTTTTAATTTGGTAGATATTTATAGATAAAGAAAGAAAAATGAAATACACTACATTTATTTTGATTTTTATTTGTATTGTACTATTGATTAAATCATATAAAACAAACAAATTAATTCAAATTATAACTGAAAATAAAATTGAAAACACAATAAGAAAATGATAGACGAACAAAGAATTAGAGAACAAGAACTAAAAGATAGGGAAGAGGTTATAAGACTATTTAATTGCTTATTCAAGGACTTAAAATACACGGCATTACCAATATCAGCTACCACCGATATAACCGTAACAGCTAGTACCACCAGTAAAATCGGTTTATATAACGTAGAAATAAAAGAAAGGGACATTCCTATTAATAGATTTGGTGATTGTTTCCTTGAAGTAATGAAGTATGATAGTCTCAAAGAAACATATACAGACCACAAGCCGCTTTATGTTGCGTTATATCCGAATGATAGAACTGCCTGTATATGGAGCATAAATGATTTGGATTTCAGTAATATAACCAAAACAAAGAGATGGATGGCAAAATCCACTTACTGTAACAAGGAGAAGGTTTTGAAGGACGTGTATTTACTACCATTAGAATTAGCAAAGCAATATAAATACTAAGTAAAGTTTCAGTCATTTCATAATATATTTTTTTATTAGTAATCCCTCTGGTCTTCACAGATTAGAGGGATTTTTTGTGCTTGTGTGAATGTATGTAATGTATTAAAGGACGTTTAAATCATAGAAAGTACGAAATAATTAGTTACTTATTATGAAAACTTTAGATGTTTGTCGTGCGTTGATAATCAATTGTTTATATATGATACAAATATAAATTAAAAAGGATTATTATTTTTCGGGATATTGGATTTCAGCGATAACAGAACCACGAATTGACGGTTCGGGTATCACACAGCCCCAACTATAAAACTTAATGTCAGACTTTGAACGTACTTGCGCTGGTTTATCTAACTGATTGTTAAATGTAACATCGTCTCCGTTTACTTTAATACCATACCAATCGTCATCGAGAGGAACAAAGGAGCCAGGTTCTCCACTTACCATACGGTATTTACCTTCAAAATTACCTACTTCAATTGTTTGACCGTACTTGTCTGCATCATCATTTGTTTCATCATCATCGCTTGAACAAGCACAAAACAAACTGATACTAAATAGCATTGCCATCAATGCGAATAAATTAATTTTTTTCATCTCATAAAAATTTTAATGGTTAATAATGATTTTATTTAAAAAAGAATTTTATTTTGAATCCAAATTGAGATTTATTTAAATCAAAAATAAAATGTTCCTTGTTTTTAAAATTAACCGAATGTAATTGATTGTTTTTTGTGAGTATATATAAGTTCTTTTCATCGAGGGATAGACCATAAATAGAAGCTATTGGAAGCTGTTCTACTTCTTCTATGAAGTACACGTAGTCAAAATCAACGTCTATATCTAGTTTTAGACATAAATATTGAAGCTGTTCAAAGTTCTCAATGTAATTCTGCCTTTGAATCAAATTTGCTATTTTTCTTGCTTCTCTAGTATTCATTACTGTATGTATATAGTATTGCTGATTGTAAGGTGCAAAAAAAGAGTGCAGAACTTACAAAACATAGTAGAAGGTACAGCCAATACCTAAAATCACGTAAAGTAAGTCTGCACCCATATCATAATACATACGTATATAAACATAGATGCAGACAATTAACGCTCGTGATTTTAAATAGTTTAAAATTGGCTGTTTTACTACTATCTAGCGTTAAATGTCTTAATGACGAATGTTCGATGTCTCCCGAACACGGCACAAATATAATAAAAATAAGTGATATAAGAAAGTGTGATTAAATTTGTCGGTCTTTAACCAGTGTGATGAGATGATAAATATTAATATTATATAAATATGAAATTGCTGTTAGTTCCGTTAAATTCTGAATTTTGTGTATAAATGGTTGATTTTCAATATACTATTATCTAATTTTACGAATTATAAAAATAGAATGCGTATATGCTTACATGTGCTCCGATATATTTCATGGTTACTTCTTTATTTAATATTACTCTGCAAATATAACGTTTTTATAGGAGTATATGTTTCTTCATCTAAAGCGGGGAGAAATTAAATCTCAAAATCCGGTAAATAGTCTATCAGGACTTTAGTAACCTGTTTGCCTTTTACCTGATCTGTGACTATCGTTGCACCTTCCTTTTTACCGGCATCATAGTTTAAAGAAACCTTTTCCGTTTTATTGCTTACAT